TTTTTATGTCTAAGGGTGTATCAATGACTAAGGCAGATAAAGACCCCACAGGTGGTCTTACTGCTAGAGGTCGGAGAAAATACAACCGAGCAACAGGTGGAAACTTGCAAGCTCCTGTTACTAAAAAGACAGGTCTTTCTCCTAGACAAAAAGCAAGAAGAAAATCTTTTTGTGCAAGAATGTCAAAGGTAAAAGGACCATTAAAAAAAGATGGCAAGCTAACTCGCAAAGCTCTTGCACTACGCAAGTGGAATTGTGGGTCTGTAAAAACTTAACAGAGTAGAAATCTAAATATCCTTGTGCCTGATGCGTCAGATACCACTTGAGAGAAAGGATTGAAACGAAGTTAGTTTCTCAAATTTGTAAACATTAATCAAGGAGTTTTTCTATGGCTGACGCCACAGTATCTCGTCTTGGTTTGGTCAACAATACAGGAACAGACTTTGATGCTCTGTTTCTGAAAGTGTTTTCTGGTGAAGTGCTTACAGCTTTTGCTAGAAACAACATTTTTAACGAGCAACTTCATTCAGTTCGTACTATCACAAGTGGTAAGTCAGCACAGTTTCCAGTATTAGGAACTGCTACTGCTGCATACCATACAGTAGGAACTCCTCTTGTTGGTGCTAACCAAATCAAGGCAAATGAAAAGATTATCAACATTGATGATCTTCTAATTGCACAGAGTTTTATCGCAAACATTGATGAACTCAAAAATCATTATGACGTAAGAGCAACTTACGCTGATGAGCTAGGTAAGGCACTTGCTAGAACCTATGACCAAAACGTAGCCAAGCAAATTGCAAACGCTTCTAGAGCTTCTGCCAACCTTAGTGGTGGTAATGGTGGTATCACAGCTACTTTAGCTTCTGGTAACACAACTTCTGCTGCTGTTGATGGTGATGAACTAGCTGGTGCTATCTATGACATTGCACAGACATTTGATGAAAGAGACATTCCTCCAACAGATCGTTTCTGTGTATTGCCACCTGCTGAGTACTACAAGTTAGCTGAGTCTGCTACAAGAACTGTAGATGTTGACTTCAACCCACAGGGTAATGGTTCGTTTGCTTCTGGTAAGGTACAACAGATTGCTGGCATCCCAATCATGATGTCAAACAACGTGCCTCAGACTAACGTAGGTTCTAACCCAAGTGGTGCGAACAACACTTACTCAGGTGACGATAGTAAAACTATTGGTCTTGTCTTCCACAAGTCTGCTGTTGGTACAGTAAAACTTATGGACATGACAACTGAGATCTCTGGTTCTGACTACGGAATTATGTATCAAGGTACATTAATGGTTGCTAAGTATGCTCTTGGTCATGGAATCCTAAGACCAGAATGTGCTGCAACAATTAAACTTGCTGCTTCTTAATTTCAATTTATAGGGTATCTTATTATTAGATACCCTTTTTTTATTGCCATGTATCATTCATCAAAGAAAAAGAAAAAAAAGAAAGGTGGGAGGGATTCACTTAAAATAAAAAAGTATTAAACAATGACTGTAGCTGCAACCACTGAACTTCAAGCTATCAATATAATGATGGCTGCTATAGGTGAAACTCCTATTAATACTTTGACAGGTACATTACCTGCTGATGTTGTAATAGCTCAATCTACTTTAACTGAAGTTAATAAAGACGTTCAATCTGAAGGCTGGTCTTTCAATACTGAAATAGATGTAACTCTTACTAGAGATGGATCAAATCATATAAATTTACCAACAGATATTTTAAGGGTAGATGCAAATATACATCAACACCCAACCATTGATCCTATACAACGTGGTCTAAAATTATATGATAGACAAAATAATAAATTTACTTTTGATGAAGATTTAATTTGCACTATTGTTTATCTTAGAGAGTTTAACGAAATACCAGAACCAGCTAGAAGATATATGACTATAAAAGCTGCAAGAGTATTTGTTGATAGATTAGTAGGCGATCAAGGTTTAAGAACTTATACAGAACAAGATGAGATAAGAGCAAGAGCAATACTTATGGAGACAGATTATGCAAATGCAGATCACAATTTACTAAGAGGAGATCCTTCTCTTACTAATATTTTTGATACTTACAATCCTTCTAGTGCTTTAATTAGATAACTATGGCTGTTATTTCAAGAGCTATACCTACGTTATTAAGAGGTATATCACAATCTTCTGATGCTTTAAAACAACCAGACCATGCTGACATACAAGATAATGCTGACAGTAATCCTGTTCTTGGTTTAAGAAAAAGAAGTGGTCTTCAATATATTACTGCTTTATCTTCTTCAACTCTTGGCAATGTACATATACAGACTATCAATAGAGACACGAACCAAAGATATGTAGCTGTATTTAGTAATGGTGATGTGCAGGTTTTTGATTTAGCAGGTAACTCTATTAATGTTAATAAACCTGATGGCACTACTTACCTTAATACTTCTTCTCCTAGAAGTGTAATAAAGACTGTTACTATTGCAGATTATACTTTTGTTGTTAATACATCTATCACTCCAGAGATGGATTCAACTCTTAGTGGTGGAACAGGAACAAAAGCAATTATTTTTATAAATCAAGCAACTGCTAAAACAACTTATACAGTAACAATAGATGGTGTAACTGTAACTGACAACACAGATGGGGATGCGACATTAAGTACAGATACAGTAGCAGCAGATATAAAAACTGGTTTAGATGCTGGACTTACTGGTTTTACTATTACAAGAAATGGTCCTGTTTTATATGTAAAAAAAGACGATAATTCTAATTTTTCTATAGATGGTAGTGATACTCAAGGTGATACTAAGATGACAATAATAAAAGATTCAGTTCAAAGATTTACTGATCTACCAACAGTTTCACCAAATGGATATATTGTAGAAATTAAAGGTGATGATGATACAAATTTCGACAATTACTACGTTAAGTTTGTTACTAATAATGGTGGTGATTTTGAAGAAGGACAGTGGGAAGAAACTGTTAAAGCAGGTATAGAGTTTAAATTTAATTACGACACAATGCCACACATTCTAGTAAGACAGGCTGATGGTGAATTTAGATTTGCAAGAGTTGATGGTGATAGTTATGACGTTACAGTTGGAGAAACAACAACAGCTTATGAACTACCAAAATGGGGAGAACGTACTGTAGGTGATACAATTTCAGCACCTAACCCTTCTTTTATTGGTAACAAAATTAATAACGTATTCTTTTTTAGAAACAGGTTAGGTTTTTTAGCAAATGATAATG